TTACTATTGCACGGTCGATCTTTTCATTCGTAAAGTCGAAACGCACACTTTCGTTCGCGTCGCCTGCTTTCATTGTGCAACCTACCGCCGCGCGGTCTTTAGCTTTCAAGTGTTTACATAGTTCAGATTTGAACGGTTTTAACTTAGCCAGTAAATCAGGATTGATACCGATCTCACTACCCGCGTTGCGTTTCTGTGCAGGGATGGTGCGTCTCACGTCAGGATAACGACCGTCTACTAGTGGTACACTGTAATCACCGATAACCAGTTTCATATGGTCGATTCTCAAGCCGTTCACCGTAGACGTACCTTCCGGTAAACCTTCAAGCGCACGTAGTAAGATCGGCACGTCTTCGTTACTTACGATCGCTACTTCCGAGTCGTGGCGTAACTCTTGATTACCTACAATGCAGCAACAATACCCGTCAGACGCTACCACACTCGTGATAGTCGTACCTTGAATGTGTAACGCAATACCGTTCAGGTAGTAACGAATGTCTTTCTTTGCTGCAAACACCTTCGCCGCTTTAATTGCTTGACTCAATCGCTCAATCATTCTATTTCGCTCCATTTACGACGGCACACAGCGTGCCGCCTTTATCCTAATACTACACACCCGTTTAACCCTTGTCAAACGCATCACTAAACGCTGTGCTAAACGATCCGGTACTTACCGTTTGCGGGTCGCCGTCCCAATACCTGACGTCGTAGTTAACGGCTTGAACCCTTACACGCTCCTGCCCGTTCTTAATCGACACTGTCATGGCCTCGACCAACATGTCGTCTTTTTCCGCGTCTTCATCCACATACAGATTATAGGCGGTACGCATTTCGAGATTACCCGTATAAACGTCTTCGCTCGGTAGACTGAACAGGCGCACCCAAGCAGGGCCGATCGTACCTTTCTCGCACAGAATATTTTCAACGGTGCCGGACTTGTACAACAATGTGATCGTGTACTGTTCGCCTGCTACGACGTTCACACCTTCCGCGAGTCGCAACTCTAAACCGCTCTGAGCGAGCACGTTACCGTTCTGACTACGGGTTAACGTGTCGTTAGCCATGGTGATACGGTCGTCAGGTACTAGACCACGCGCAAAGCTGTGCGCTTCGGTCTCATGGTAAACCCTGCGGTACTTGATACGGTTCCACTCTCTGAGTGCGTGCCAAGTTGCGACCTGTTCGTTTGTTACACCTGGTAACTCTATCTCGTACGGGTTAACGGGGAACGTGCCTTCAGGTATGCGGATATTTTCAAACACTTTCGTCTTAGCGTCTTTATACGATATCACCACACCGTCGTATCCTTTACTATCTGGATCCGTAAATCGACGGTTACGCTTGTCGGTTCCGGCGTACTTGGTGCGGTGGTTAAGTAGTAGCGCCGTTTCACCCTTGGCACGCGGACGATTAAAACGAAACTCGTAAGTATTACCAACACGGAACACCTTGCAGAACACCGCACGACCAATAAGTGTCAAGTGGTCTTCGAACGTCATGTCTGTGGTACTGAACGAGTAGCCGAACTTCACCGCGTCACGCGTTCCGAAATACGCCACGATCTCTTCTTGTACTGCGTACAACGAATCGACGTTAAGCTGTTCAAGCGTCACGTTCTTACCGACCGTAGGGTCTAACGCTAGACCGACCACCGCGTCCGCAAATTCAGCACTAGGGGTGTCTAGCTCCGTGCTCATCTGACCATTACCAAGGTATCGACGCTCGTAACGCGTTACGCCGAAATTCAATTTACGTTCTTGCACGCCTAACGCTGCGGGCGTCTGCTTAATCGTAGCATACGCCGTTGTTACGTCTGACGGTGTCGTCACGGGCGTAGGCTCTACGGTATACATCGCGGCCCACTGCACTTCGTCGACTACGGTGCCTTCAAAGTCCTTATCGGTGTTACTAATGCGCTTACCGAGTATTTCCGCTCTCTGATAAGGTATGTCGAAATCTTGAGTAACGCCTACTTGGTCAGTGAGGAGCACCGGGTTAGACTTGAGTACAATATCGGGTAATACCGACTTTTCACCGGTCCGCTCGCCGTTACTGTCTAGCTCGTACACTGTGAACTGACAAGTAACGCTGTACGAGCTATCCGATTGACCAGACAAACGTATGCCGTTTTGAGCAAGTAAATTCAACCAGCCCGACGAACTGCCTTCGGGTATCCCAAACGGTCCGATAGTGCCGTCACTTGACGCGGTGAGTTGATTAGGTGGAGGGAGTATTTGACCGGTTACGTTACGGCTTCGGGTACTGGCCACAATGGGGAACGTTATCGTACTAGCACCAAACGTTTGAGACGGCGACCCGTTACCAGGTTCAGCACCCGGGGGGTATATGTCAAGTTGCGACCCTTCGACCACTTCCCACTTAGTGATTCCGTCACGCGGTTCACTCACGAGACCTTTACCCGCCGTTACCGTACCGTATACAAATTCAATTTCGCGGTTATCCGTATAACGGCGGTGCGGTTCCATGAGCAAATCAGCGTATACCGACGGCTCAAAGCCCCGTACGTCTTGGAATCGGTCGCCAGGTTTCGCTTCGTTGGAACGATTACCTAGCGAGTTAGTAGCGCTGACGTGCCGAGCGCGGCGGTTCGCAGCGCTCGGCACGTCAGGTTTCGGGGTGAGGAGTACGGCCGCCACGGATACGACGAGCGATACAATTAACGGCACCCATGTTTCAGGCCCCGCCGGCACTACGACGACATGATACTCACCATCAACTGCTGTTAAATGGCCGTTAGGGTCTCCGAGTGCTATTTCTTCCGTGACGTCGTTTTCTCGGTTAGCGTTCCCGCATGTTATGCGCAAACCCGCAGGTACGTTAATTTCGTCGCCGAACTGCTGGATAAACCAGTCGGCAAGTGTGGCCGAGCTGCTAGTCGTCGCGTCCGAGTCTATCGGGTGATACGTTACTTTGATCATTAAGACGCCAATACGTTACGTTAGGATATATACGCTTAATATACCCTAAATCGTCACTAACTACAGCACCGGACGCGCCTACACCGTTGTTATGCTTAACGCGTCGATATCGCATTACACCGACGTGGGGCTGGTTATTGCCTCTACGCATTACCACCATATCCCAATCGCGAGGCGTTTCCACTTGGTGAAACAATTTGCGCAATCGACGAACAAACGTAACGCTAAAATGGTCACAGTCGAACGTGTCGCCCATGTCCACACCTATCGTGGCGTATTCGGTTGCGACAGCGTGTGCGCAATCGTAGCCCGCGTGGTAGTTCTCTCCGATAATCATCGCATTAACGGTCGTAACGTGCCGAATCTATCAGGCGACATTTTAAAGCCCGTTCCGTTTATATTCACGCGTTCGGCTGCGGCTTCGATTAACGCGCCTTTAGAGTCGTAACTAATACCCGCCGTGTTGGTGGTGTACGGACCTTCTAGCAACACTACGGACTGGTCGCGCTTGTCGTATTCAAACGTTCGGATCTCAATCGTTGGGTACTCGGTACTGTCAATAGGGATCAGGTTTTCAGCCGCTTGTACTTCGTCGTTCAGGTCTTGAAGTGTGATTGACCATGTTTGGTTCAGGTTCCCGTCCTGCCCTGCACGACTCAACAACATCGGTAAATATTGATATACGTGACCTTCGAACGTGAAAGAACCGCCTGGCACGTAGTTGCGCGTAAAACGGAAAGGCTGCGGCCATGCGCTGTGATTAATGGTCACAGCGTCTAGGTTCATTTTATACGCGTCGTTTTTAATTAACGCTGCGATAATTTTATCCGTAGCTAGATTGCTCATGCGGGGATCCATAAATCCATCACGGGATTAGTCAAGTTTTCTAATTCTTGGAACGTAGCGGCTGCGTCGTCGCCGTACTCCGACAGTATCCAGTAAAGCGTGTCTTCCGTCTCGTAATCTATAAGTTTCTGTTCGACTTCGTAAGAACAAGAAACGCGGCCATTGAAACCCGTCATACCGTTCCACTGCGGTGCGCCTTTTAGACGTACGTTGTAGTCCTCGAACACGTCGGGGGACTCAAGAGCTAACGCACATTGGAACGGTATCGACCCCTCGAACGTGGTGCGCAACCAAAACAACTGAAACCATTTCACCATAGAGGGACTGTCGGCGTAATACTGGACGGTTACGGTAAATGGTCCGCCGAGGTGGTCCGTGTCAATACGCATCGGTCCGCCCGGTATGTCGGTACGTCGCGAGCCGTCGGGGTTCGTAAACGAGTAGCTGTCACGCTCAGGGCGTAAATACTTACCCCCGAAATAGAGTTGCGGTAAAGTAGGGTCTGTGGCCATTAGAATTTCCTCTGCATAGTGTATTGATTTTGCATAGCCTTATTCGTGTGGCTGTACTCGTCGTTAATTTCCGCACTGATAATACCGGGCACCTCTTCACGAATGATCACACGCACCGTGTCAGCGTTGATACGCTCACTTGACGCGCTGTCGATCTTGCCTGTCGTCTGGTTTACGATCTGGATATTCGGAGCACCGCCACCAGTAACGTCGTTACCTGCTCGCATACTTTGGAGCGTGCCGAGATTACGCGCCGTTTCGCGTGCTGGCATGACAAACTCGCCATTACTTAAATTTGCCGTAAAACTATCGCTTGTGCCAGTACCGGGCCCCAATGCTAAACCACCTGTAGCAAACGAAGGCGTTAAGGCCTGTACGACACCTGCCAGTGCGCCGGTTTCTACGGTGGCCGTCGCTACGGCCGGTATGTTATACGGAAATGGTGCCGACGCCCACGCCTTACCGATAGCTTCTTGTGAAGATAGTAGTACGCTGTAAAGCGTTGCGGTTTTTTGAATGGTTAACAGGGTTTTATATATCCCGCGTGAATCATCACCATACGCCTGCTGTAGTGTCAATAACGAACCTAAACCGCTAGACGCGATGTTTGCGCGTTCGACCATAGACTGACGCTCTAACGAGACCAGCGCAGCTTCATGTGCTTGAGCGTCGCCTAACTCCTGTTCTTGGTACGCTAGGATGGTCGCGCGCTGCTGCTCTAAGGCTTCTAACCCCGTAGGCTCACCAATTACACCAAGGCTAAACTGTGTTGCTTGGTTATGTTGGCGTTTCGCTTCCGCGGCGTCGTAGTTTGCGGCGGCTAGTTCACGAGCCTGTTCAATCTGTGCGGCTGTTGCTTGTTCAGATAACCCCTGCTCACCTCGTAAAATCGCTGACTCACGCGCATTCAAACCAATAGCCGCCGCCTGGTCTTGTAGCCGTTGCAGATATTTACCGTCTTTGTCGTGCTCTTTGACGGCAGCT